CCCCGACCCGACCGACCCCGACCCGACCGACCCCGACCCGACCGACCCCGAATCAGAGTCCCCGACCCGACCCGACTTCAGTCCGTGTTCCGCTAACCCCCGACCATGGACCCCGTCAAACAAATATAGGTTGGATCGTTCGAGGGCCTTAACAAGGTAAAAACTTACGCCCCCCGACTGACAATAGGCGAAATTCCAAGCGACTTGATGCGCTGACACATTCACGCGGTTAGTTTTAGTGACTTTGAGTTCTATCCAAAATGGAAGGCCCTCCGCGCATACATGAACATCCGGTATCCCGCCACCGAAACGGTTTTCAATCCGTGTGGTGTTCCAACTCTTGGGTAGATTCGACCGAAGATTGTTCCACATCAATGTCTCTGGCTTCTGCGTCATTAACTACCTCATAGTCAGCATCCAAGAACACACCCGGGTGTGACTTTCTAAGTTCAGATAATCTGGTCTCGATCTCGTCGCGGCTCATGTTTTCGATTGCATGGAAGTGGTTCGTCTCGCGCCTGTCAGTGGTCAATCCGCCCAGTGCTGAACGAGTCTTCTCCGCGTTAATCGCCGCAGAGAATTGGCCGGCCTCTTCTGCATTCATGGACAGATCCCGGAGACGTTTAAGCTGGCCCATCAGTGTGACGCCATACTTTCTTTCTCTGTCTTCTCGAAGCTCCGAAATGTATTCGGAGACATGGGGGAAGTCCGAAGCGTTCAAAAGTTTGTGAGCTTGGATCTTGGCAATGCCGTTCTTGTCCGAGTACCCGGCCAACCTGGCGCACTCAGCGTTTGAGTGTGTTCCATCGACAAAGTGCCGAGCGAACATCTTCTGGCGGTTGGTCAGCTTACGGCCATGGGCCTCTTCAATTTCTTCGGCCTTTGCGTCTATTCGACGTTTCATCTAGTTGCTCCTGTATACAGTCTTTTTCAAAACTAACCCTGTTTCCAACAAGCGTCAAACCTCCGTTTGGCTAGAAAAGTGTAACGGGAAGCCCTAAAGTGTAACGAAGTGTAACGGGAAGTGTAACGACTAGTTTTCAGTAATATCATACGTTTAACACCTGTTTTCAGGTACTCGTTACACTTTTACACTTTTTTTCACCCATATTTTTATTTTCAAAACGTTTTTTTGAATTTGCCCGTATATATGTGACGGGGGACATTTGACAGTGGTCCATGTTTCATGCTACTTTTACGAACTACCACGTTTTTAGAAAGGAAGAAAGATGAGAAACCACGTCATTTCATTATACGATTATACGGGCGAGGCTTTGCGCCCTTGGGCCGAGGCTGGTTATCAGTGCTTCGCCTACGACATCCAGCATGACGGTGGGCGGACGGAAGGCAACATCACCTACGTCCACGCTGACCTTTACGATACGAACACACTTCTTGAGATCATTGCCCGACACGGGACTAATGCGTGTTTCATGTCGGCGTTTCCGCCTTGCACTGATTTGGCTTCTTCTGGCGCACGTTGGTGGAAGAGCAAGGCCGAGTCCAATCCTGATTTTCAGATAGAGGCAGCGGGTCATGCCAAGCGGTGTGCTTTGGTGGGGGATGCTCTGGGTTGTTCTTATTACGTTGAGAACCCGATAGGTGCGCTGACGAGGTTGTGGCGCAAGCCGGATCACAAGTTTGATCCGTGCGACTACGGCGGGTATCTGCCGGAGGACGATATGCATCCGCGTTGGCCTGATGTGATTCCGCCGCGTGATGGCTACAGGAAGAAGACTTGTCTTTGGACCGGAGGCCATTTTCGTATGCCGACGAAATCTGTTGTTAATCATTTGACGCTTGTTTATGACCGCTCTGATCCGGCAAAGGGCGGTAACTTCTCGCCTGTTGCTGGCAAGACGGGTGGCAAGTCTGCGAGGACGAAGAACATCCGCAGTGCTACCCCGCGTGGGTTTGCGAAAGCGTTATTTTTGGAACATGCTCCCTTTACTTGGGGTCATGATGGCCGTGAGAATTATCGTGATTACGGCAACGATGTAGTTGTGAGGGGATACATTTAATGAGACGCGTATGCGACCTGTGCCACGGCAATGGTTACGTTGCTATTGACGTGGCGGACAACGGCAAGGGGGCAGTCTATGGCGACTGCCCCAAATGCCACTGTGAAGGAGAACTCGAAGATGGACTTATGGAAGCGCATCAAGCGCAAAGAGAACTGGGAGAGTAGAATGGGACCGGAATATTTTTTGTTGATCTTTGTCGGAAGCGTTGTCTCCGGCATTCTGATGTACTGGTTCTAATTGAGCCAGCTGACAACGGTTGACCTGTTCTCCGGGATAGGCGGATTTGCCCGTGGCCTCGAGGCTACCGGGCATTTCCGGACTACCTGTTTCGTGGAGCAGGATCCGTTTTGCCAGGCGGTGTTGAATCATCACTGGCCCGACGTACCCATATTGGATGACATAAGAAATGCCCGACGATCCGACTTCCCCGACGCCCGACCCGACCTTGTTTGCGGAGGATTCCCTTGCCAGCCTTTCTCACAGGCAGGAAGACAGCTTGCTCAAGACGACCCCCGCCATCTCTGGCCGGAAATGCTTAGAGTTATCCGGGAACTCCGGCCCACTTGGGTTGTTGGAGAGAACGTTGTTGGGCTCATCAAACTGGGCTTGGACGAAGTACTCACTGACTTGGAAGGCGAAGGCTACGCCACAAGGACGTTTAATATTCCAGCTTGCGCGGCAGGCGCCCCGCACCTCAGACAGCGCGTCTGGGTTGTTGCACACTCCGACAGCCAAAGCGAACCAGATGGCACCTTCGATGGCAACGCGGGACAGCGGCAGTTGGGGTTTGGGTTTGTGGCCGACCCCGACGACGACGGAGGCCAAGAGCGACACGCACAACGTCCAGAACAGGATCGACAAGAACAAACAGGTGATGCTGTGTCACGCGGTTCGTCTGTATCCGACCCCAAGCGCCCAAGAACCGGGGTGGAAGAACATCGAGGTGGTGGACAAGAACGGGAATCCGCCGACACACCCCAATCAGAGGTTTTACGACAAGGAAACGGGACGGATAGTTCAGAAGGGTCTTCAACAAGTGGTGAAGATGTATCCGACTCCGGTCACACCGACCGGCGGCGGGGAACGAAGCGGCGACAGAGCCGGAACGGGGACTTTAAATTACATGGCGAGGAGCGGCCAGCTAACCGACCAGAAGAGTGGTGGGAGCTTGAACCCGATGTGGGTCGCCTGGTTGATGGGCTACCCAACCGAGTATCTCAACTCCGTGCCTTGGGAAACAGCATCGTCCCGCAAATCGCGCAAGAAATCGGACAAGCAATAAGGATTGCACATGACTAAGTATGAGATCATTGGTGAGTGCAACTATCGATACAGTCATGGGCGCTGGACGTTGACGCCAGAATCCGCGAAGGCAGCAACAAAACTCAAAATGCAAACGCAGGCTTATTTACAGATGCACGTCAAGATGGCGCTCAAAGATAACATATGGTTGTTCCATCGAAAGGTCGCGCAGGGCCACTACGAACTGATAGCAGCGCCCAAACAGGGGAGCAAGTAATGCAGGACATAATCAACAAACTCACGAAGGTGATGGAGAGAGCGAAAGATCCGGATTTCAAGGAAATCTGGCGACGTAAGATCGACTACTTTTATGTGAAACACGTTGAAGAAAGTGTAAGAAAGGAAGGACTAAAATGAAGTTTCTTGATTGGTTACTCGGCAAGGATTCGGACAAGCCTCAAGCGAAAGAGGCCCCAGCCCCTGCACCCAAGCCTAAAAAGATGCAGCGTGTCGCGCTGATGCCGGTCCCGAAGTGGACACATCCCGGCAAGAAGGGCAAGACGATCTACTGCCCTCACTGCAACGACTCAACGCACGTGTACAACTTCTCGTGGTCAGCACTGGTTTGTCCGTCATGTAAGGCGGAAGTCAACAAGTACCTGTGGCTGATCTCGAAGGATGTCCAATGAGAATCTGCCTCGCGCTGGCGGCGCTGCTCGCAGCACTGCTCGTAGGAATGGTCGTACCGATACCTGCTTTAGCCAGCGAAGAGAAGTCATGTTTGGCCGAAGCGATGTACTACGAGGCTCGAGATCAGGGCTGGCGCGGCATGTTGGCCGTGGGCGTTGTAATTCAGAACAGGGTCCGCGATGACCGTTACCCGAATACGGTGTGCGGCGTCGTCAGGCAGGGAAAGTATCGCAACGGCAACCCGGTTAGGCACAAGTGCCAGTTCAGCTACTATTGCGACGGCAAACCCGAGCGCCCAGCAGAGAAGCAACCCTGGTCCGTGGCGCGTGACCTTGCGACCTTGCTACTAACGAGCACCGTTCAAGTATCGGGGATTGAGGACGCCACGCACTATCATGCTACTTGGGTTAAGCCATCGTGGGCTAACAAGCTCGAGCGGCGTGATCAGATTGGCGGACACATCTTCTATGCTCAAAGAGACGGCACGAAGTGAATGGTACGGGTGTTTTCGTTTACGTATGCCATGCGGACGTTGAGTTTCTTCTGTAGGGCAGATCGTACTCGGTATATGCGATTGTTTCGGATCTTTCGAAATCTGTCTGCTTTTGAGTCGAACAGAAAGATTTCTGCCTCCGGAGTGATGGCGATAACGTCAACAGGACCATAACTGCTAAGAGGAAGAAACACCCACCAATCTTTACGCAGGAGATATTCTGCGAGAATGCTTTCGCAAACGTCTCCTGTTTGGTGTCTTGTGTCCGGCATCAACGTTAGGCTGACGACTACGAACTAAAACATCAAGTGTAAAAGGTAATTAGATGGCGCAGAAGATTTCCCACAACTACAAGATTCGGACTCGCGTCCGCCGCCGCAACAAGCCGCACCCGCTTAACATTTGCAAGAAGCTGGGTCCGAAGTCCTGTCACCGAGGATCACAAAAGAAGAGACGCGGTCAGGGCTGAATAGCGTCGAGCTCGTAGCCCATGGCGTTTAAAAGAGCCTCAATCTTATAGATGGATGGCTCTTCTATCTTGTGCTTCTCGTAATTCTCAATAGTGCTGACGCCGACGCCGGATAGTCTTGCAAGATCCGAGCGGGTAAGGCCACTTTCCTTACGGATATCGGTTAGTATGTTGGCCCAGTGCTGCGGCATTTTTAGTGCTTTAATGTCTTGTCTTGTTCAAAGTTACGTAAAATGTCCTCGAGCTCATTCCTCTGGGTTTCTTTATCATTGTAAGATCGAAAGTTGGCCTCGTCCTCAGACATGATACCAAGTGTCTGCGTCATCATACTGGATATGACATGCATGATTCCCGTCATGCTAAGTTCTGCGCCACCGTTCTCAATAGCAATTCTCATCAGGACAATTGCTTGGCCTGTGGCCGACACTTCACCACGGCCTTCCAACAAGGATCGTATTTCCTCGTAAAGGCTTTGTAGGCGCTCTTCTTCGGAAGTTGGTTCGATACTCATGACTTGACTGCCGCAAACTTGGACAGGACATCCGCGTCACTGGGGGCTTTTTCGGACACGTCCACCAGGAAGGATATCTGCTGGGCCGGTGATCTGTGGTTCTTCTCAGCCATTGCCCAAAGCTTTTCCCATGTAGGGATTGGCACGGCAACGGATTTGTATTTCTTAATGTCAGGCATTTGTAATTTCCTCTAAATGATTAAGTTGATGTTGGATTTCGTTGAAGGATTCTAAATAGTCCGGATGGCACTCCTCTATAACCGCCCTAATAATTTCATCCGTGTCAAAGCCTAAAGTCTGCATCTCGCCTATAAACATGCGAATAAGACGATTTGCTCCGAAACGGTAAGACTTATCAGGTCTCATTTAATTTTCCTATCTGAGCCATTCTTTGAGCTCCTCTCCCATCACCACACTGGCGATGTCCATTTTATCGCGGAGAGCTTTGACGATCTGTTCGTCAATCGTACCTTCCGCAATTAAATCTATATATGTTACGTGTTCCTTCTGACCAATTCGGTGCGCCCGGTCTTCGGACTGCATCCGCACAGCCAGATCAAAGCTGTTGGCAAAGTAGATGACGGTAGTGGCGGCGGTCAGTGTGATCCCGTAACCACCCGTCATTGGGTTCCCGATAAAAAACCGGGCCTCACCATTCTGAAAACTCTCAATAGCCTCTGATCGCTCCGTGTCCGACGTGTCACCAAAGTAACTAACCGTGGACCGTGGCCCGTACTTCTTGGCAAGCGCCTCTGCGATACGTTTGATATCGTACCTGAACCTAGACCAGATGATTGCCTTGCCTTCGGTCTCTTCAAGACAGCCCATTAGCTCTTCCAGACGATGGTCTTTAACCTCTATCGTCTCGCCGCTATCTGTTTTTGAGTGACCAGACAGGACCTGCTGCATCCTCAACAGCTGGGTCATGACGTTTGTGGTGGTCATGAACTCTTCATCTTCGATATGGGCAAGCGCATACTTCTTCAAGTCGTCATATATACGGGCTTGGTCTGTTGACAGGACCACATTTCTTTGAGTGTAAATCTTTTTAGGCAAATCCAGACACTCGTCCTTCATGACACGGCTTGAAAACTTCTTTAACAGCCCTGACAGCTCCTCGAGGTTGCGATATCCAACGATCTGGTTGAACGAATGGGCGCCCATGGTGCGCTTGTTCATGATTGCGTAGCGATATTGGAACTGAAAGAAGTTATCGCCGGCCTGGCCCAGTAGATCCTTGTTCATAAATCGACATTGCGACCACAAATCCATAGGCGATTGCGTAACGGGAAACCCGGTAAGTATGCGACGGTACTCTGCCAGATGAGACATCTTCAACAGAGCCTTTGTTCTTGATGCCTTCGGAGACTTGATCGCGGTAGACTCATCAATCGCAAGCAACGCCTTTGACGCCCGTAAAACCTCAAAGAGGTACTTCTGCCCCTTCTTCGTACTGAGAGCCTCAACATTCATGACCAGTATGCGGAAGCTTTCTGTCGGGCGCATGAAGCTTGCCAGATCCGCCTTCTGTGCTTTTCTAGGGTTGGGGCTCCAGATCGAAGACAACGCCGCCTGATAGTAAACATCAGGCATGTGCGCGGGTATTTCGATGTTGGACCAGTTGCGGTAGACGCCCTTGGGAGCAACAACGATAAACGTGTCGATCTTGTCGGCCTCATAAAGCATTGACGCGGTGTCTATGCAGACCTTAGACTTGCCGGTCCCCATTTCCATAAAGAATGCCCAGTTTTCTTTCGACCAGGATTTCTTCAGAACATCATCTTGGTGTCTGTAAGGCTTGGTTTTGTATTCGTAGTCCATGATAGACACTATATAGTGTAATTTTCCTGTTGCAAAGCGCAAAATCATGGATTAATGTGGCGACATTCAGAAAGCGAGAGATGAATGGCTAAAGTTTACGTTACCCAAGAGAACCCCCGCGTGAATATCGTATCCGCAGCTAAGTGGGGTGACCTCGAACCGCTCACAAATCCATTTGATCAGATTCATGTTAACCCGGCTCGAATTGTATCGCAGATACGACGCAAGCTTCGGNGTTTCACGGATGACGATTGGCTCTTGGCCATGGGCGACCCTGCGATTATCGGGGTGTCTTTTGCGATAGCTGCGGACTTAAACCACGGTCGCGTTAACATTTTGAAATGGGACAGNATGGAGAAGTCCTACTATCCCACGAAGATATTGTTGCGCGGCGGCGGCATTGAGAATTTAAACCCTGACGAGGAGATACGTTATGAGTGATGAAGACTTATGGAAAACGATAGAAGCGGATGCCAGTGCTGATGCTGATGCGTTTGAAGACCTAACTACCGAGGGCGCGACCGAGTTAGCGTCCATGATCCGAAACCTTGGAGCAATCCAAACCAAGCTTGTTGCTGCTGAAGAAGAGGCCAAAAGCCTCAAGCGGGAACAGAATCGTTACTTACACGATTTAATTCCGGCGAAGATGCAGGAGACGGGCTTGGAGGAAGCCAAGGTTGGTGGCAACAAGATTAGTCTTGCCACCTATGTCAACGGCACGATGCCGAAAGATCCTCTGCAACGCGACATTGCGTTGTCTCATTTACGAGAAATCGGCGCGTCTGACTTTATAAAGAATCAGGTCAGCGTTTCGTTTCCCGTGTCTGAAGACAACCGGGCTAGAGCAATGCAAGCGGATCTTGAAGACCAAGGCTTCGACACTGCCGCTAAGACATGGGTCGAACCATCCACCCTTAAAAAGTTAATTAAGGAACGCGTGGAGACGGGTCAGGAGATCGACCTAGAACTATTCAACGCATCTATTGGAACATACGCAAAAATCAAAGGAGAATGAATTATGGCTAAATCAAACGGAAAACTACCAGCAGAACTCGCCGCCGCTTTTGAAGACGACGCCGGATTCGGGTTTGAAGAAGTAACGTCATCGGATCTTCAGATACCGTTTTTGAGGATTATCCAAGCTCTGTCACCGCAACTGAAGAAGAGTGACGCGGCTTTTATCGAAGGTGCTAGTCAGGGCGACATTTTTAACACCGTGACGAACAAGGTATGGGATGCTGACGACGGCGTCATTGTGCTTCCGGTGCATTTCCAGATGAAGTTTCTGGAATTCGTGCCGCGTAACCAAGGCGGTGGATTCTTGGGCGAACTGGCGGCGGACTCAAACGATGTTCGTACAGCGGTTCGAGACAAGGACTCAGGTATGGAGTTGCTTAACAACGGCAACGAACTGGTCCGCACCGCCCAGCATTACATCAAGATCGTTCATGAAGACGGCAACCTTGAGAATGCGATTGTCGATATGAAGAAGACGCAGCTGAAGAAGAGCCGCCTCTGGTTGTCGATGATGATGATGCAGAAGCACAACGGCAAGACGATGCCTTCGTTTGCCAGTACGTATCGCCTCAAGTCTGTCGAAGATGGCAACGACAAAGGATCGTGGGGGTCGTGGAGCATTGCTCTTGAGGGCGCTGTTCCATCGATGGAGGCTTACACCGAGTGCCGGGAGTTGCACACGTCGATCAGTTCGGGAGAACTGAAGATTGCTCCTCCACCCGCCGAGGTTGAGGCTATTAGTGATCAATCAACCGAAGACGTGCCGTTCTGAGTCATAGGGGTCCGCTTTACAGCGGACCCCGTTTATTCTCATGGAAGATTCAGCGCAGAGGTTTCTTGATCTATTTACCGGATCTCAAGGAGCCCATGGACAGACAGACGTTTTAGGTCGCCAGAAAAACGGCAAGCAACAGGCAAAATATAACATTGTCCGTGAACCGTTGACCGTGGAGCTCGTTCAAGAACACTTGGACGGCTCTCTTGGCGTTGGGTCTATTCCTATTGACGAGACCAACAAGTGCCAGTTCGGCGCGTTGGATATAGACGACTACAGCCTCGACCTTCCGGTTCTCCTGGCGAAGGTTAAGAGGTTTAAGCTGCCCTTGGTCATGTGTCGATCCAAGTCTGGCGGCGCTCATTTGTTTTTATTTATGTCAGAGCGGGTTGCGGCATCCGAGATGCGCGACCGTCTGGCGGAGTTTGCATCGGCTTTGGGCTGGGGCAACTGCGAGATATTTCCGAAGCAGGAAGAACTGCTGGCGGAACGCGGCGACGTGGGTAACTTTATCAATCTGCCCTATCAGAACGCGAAGTACACCACCCGATATGCGCTGAAGAAGAACGGTGACTCTATGTCACTGGCAGAGTTTCTGACGGCGGCGGAGAAGGCGCGGGTAACTGCCAAGCAGTTGGCCAACATATCCTTGGGCGGCGATAACGGGGTCTTGCCCGATGGACCGCCTTGCCTCCAGCAACTTACTGAGTTCGGCACACCGGAAGGTGGCCGGAACATGACTCTTCTGAACGTGGGTGTGTACTACAAACAGGCCGCGCCAAACGATTGGAAGGAGCTTCTGGAGAAGCATAACCAAGATTACTGCAATCCTCCTTTACCGGCGCGGGAAGTGGTCCTTGTGCAGGAACAGCTGGAGAAGAAAGAGTATTTCTACACCTGTAAGTCTGAGCCGCTGCACGGGCATTGCAACAAGTCCTTGTGCCGGTCGCGGAAGTTCGGGGTAGGCGATGCCAACTCTCATGTCCCTGTCGGCGGCTTGACGGTCGTAGAGTCTGAGCCTCCTGTCTGGTTCGTGGACGTGGACGGTGCGAGATTGGAGTTGTCTACCAAGCAGCTACAGATGCAAGTGGAGTTTCAGAGGGCTTGCATGGAGCAGATGTACAAGATGCCAGCGCGGATGAAGGAAGCCGATTGGCGCGATCTGGTGGATGGTCTGTTGAGCGATGCAACAAGGATATCTGTGCCGGAAGAGTTGACCCAGAAGGGTCTCTTCGTGGAACTGCTGGAAATCTTCTGCACTTCGAGGATACAGGCACACAGCCCGGAAGAACTGTTGACAGGTAAGCCGTGGACCGATGAGGGCCTGACATACTTCAAGCTTAGTTCTCTACAGGATTTCTTAAAGCGCAATAACTTTACGTTGTACACACGGGGTCAGATCACCGAGCGCCTAAAAGAAATGAACAATGGAGCGGAGTCCGACAAGACTTATCGCTTCAGAGACAACAATGATAACTGGAAGTCTGTGCGTGTCTGGTGTGTACCGGAGATGCATCGCGGCGAGGTTGACCTGCCCGACGTAACTTTTGAGCCAGAGGATCCACCGTTTTGACAGACCAGCATGAAACCATCCTTGGGCCGCCGGGCACGGGCAAGACCCAGACCAACTCCAATAAGATACGTGAGTGTATTGAACAGGGTATTCCACCAGACCGCATCGCCTGTGTTTCGTTTACACGTAAGGCAGCGAAGGAAAGTCGGGAGCGTGTGTGCCGAGATTGGGGAATCGACGAGCGGGACATGCCTTACTTCCAGACGCTTCACTCCATGGCTTTCCGGGCTGGGGGCTATAGCTCAGACGAAGTTATTGGTCCTGCGGAGATGCGGGAGATTGGCGAAGCTGTTGGGATACCTTTTGGAAACAAGGGGCGGTCTGACATTGAAACCGACTTTGACACTGTAGGGGTGTCCAAGGGCGACTTTTACATGAGCCAGTACCACCTGTCTCGGAGTAAGGGCTTGAGCCTTGAGGAGATGCACAGGCAGTTGGGGGATTACAGTATCGATTGGTCTGAACTCAAACGTTTGGTATCGGCCTATGAGGATTACAAAGGGGTTCGCAAGAAGATCGACTTCACGGACATGATATCAAATTTTGTTAGATCAGCAGATGGACCGGACATAGACGCGCTGTTTGTAGATGAAGCGCAGGATCTGTCCACCCTTCAATGGTCCATGGTCGATGTACTGCGGAAGAAGCCTCGCATACAGGTGTTCACGGGCGATGATGACCAAGCCATTATGGGATTCCAGGGGGCGGATGTTGGAGCGTTTTTAAACGCGACAGAGAAGAAAACGGTTCTTGAGCAATCTTATCGCCTATCCAAGACAACGTGGCAGGAAGCACAGAACATCGTCTGTCGGATTGAGGGCAGGGCGCCGAAGACTTGGCGACCCAAGGATGAAGAAGGCAGCGTCCACGTTCACCAGAGCATTTGGGATGTACCGTTTCATGAGGGGGAGTGGTGCGTCATGGCGCGGACAAATAGGATTGCTTCCCAATATGCCCAAGCTTTGCGTGACGATGGTTGGGTCTATAGCCGGAACGGTCACCCCAGTATTCCGGTCAAAACATACGAAGCACTTCACGATTGGGAGCAATGGGCCAAAGGAGAGCCGCTGACGCCCACCAAGATAAGAAACGTCTACACCTTCATGGAACTGGAGAAAGGCTACTCACGGGGCTTCGGAGCGCGTTCCAAGGCCCTTTTGGGGCTGGATCCGGACGCCATGATCAGTATGTCGGAGGCTCAAGACGGCATGGGGCTGCTTCTGGATGGTTCTGTCCGGTGGCATCGAGCGTTGGGTAAGATTGACCTAGACACAAAAAACTACGTTCTCAATGCGTTGAAGCGCAAAGACAACGTGCGTAATCCGCGAATAAAGGTTAGTACTATACACTCAATGAAGGGCGGAGAGGCCGACAACGTTTTGGTCATTCCGGACTTGTCTTATGCGGCTCACAAGGAATACCAAAGGGATCCGGCGACTGAACACAGAGTGTACTATGTCGCTGTCACGAGGACTAAGAAGGCGCTGCATATAATGCTGCCGGAAACGAATCGGTATTACGACCTATGAAACCAGACGAGACATTAAAAACAGCAGCGTCACTGGTAAGCGGAGATCGCGCCAAGCAATATGGCGACTACACCATTATGCATCAAAGGGCGGCAGACCTCTGGAGCGCATACTTAAAAGTCGAGGTTAAGCCACAAGACGTTGCCCTTTGCATGGCATTGTTAAAGGTGGCAAGGAACGAGATGGGTCAGGTCAAGCCGGATAACGGCATTGACGCTTCTGCTTACATGGCCTTGTGGGCAGCAATGATGGAAAACAAAGATGCGTGAGGACTTGTTTGACGAGAAGGTCTGGTTCCCTCCGGAACATCTACCGGACCTGTCCGGCGAAAAGCTTATCGCCATAGACACTGAAACAAAGGATCCGCATTTAAGAGACTTGGGGCCAGGGTGGGTTAGAAACGATGGAAACCTTATAGGGATTTCTGTCGCCGCCTCTGAGTGGAGCGCCTACTTGCCGATTGCCCACGAAGGTGGGGGGAACATGGCAAAGGATCTCGTACTCAGGTGGCTCCAAGACCAATTAGACCACGGCATGTCCGTGGTGTTTCACAATGCACAGTATGACCTGGGATGGCTGTTATCGGAAGGTATTACGGTTAAGGGTCGTATTCTGGACACAATGATTGCGGCGCCCCTGCTTGATGAGAACAGGTTCAGTTATTCTCTTAACGCTCTGGGGTCCACGTACCTTGGTCAGCGGAAGGCGGAAGAGGATCTCAGGAGAGCAGCCAGCCAGCATGGTGTGGATGCCAAGGCAGAGATGTGGAAGCTGCCGGCAGAAAGGGTAGCTAACTACGCTGAGATGGACGCTACCCTAACTCTTAGCTTGTGGAACGTGCTTCATAAGAAACTGGTTGAGGACGATTGCGAGAAGATTCTGGAAACAGAGCTTGCGCTTTTGCCTATGATTTTTGAGATGAAGCGTCGTGGCGTTCGGGTTGACGTAGACAAGGCGGAACAAACCAAGAAGCTTTTGCAAGGAAAAGAAGACAAGCTTCTGAAGGAGGTTAAGGATGAGGCAGATATTCACCTCGAGCCTTGGAACGCCAAGAGTTTGGCTGCGGTGTTTGACAACCTTGGTCTCAAGTATGAGAGAACGGAAAAGTCAGACGCGCCCAGCTTTACAAAGCACTTCCTCAAAACNCACGATCATCCCATTGCTCAGAAAATTCTGGAGATTCGTGAGTANAACAAAGCGAANACGACCTTTGTTGATACGATTCTTAATCATCAGCACGATGGCCGCATCCACTGTCAGTTTAACCAGTTGCGCTCTGACGAAGGTGGAACTGTGTCAGGACGATTCTCGTCAAGCAATCCGAATTTGCAGCAAGTTCCGTCAAGACATCCAGAGATAAAGTCCCTGGTCCGTGGTCTGTTTATACCGGAGGAGGGATGCCGGTGGGGCAGCTTTGACTACAGCGCCCAAGAGCCACGGTGGATGATGCACTACGCATCTCTGGCACCAGCCACAAGGGACAACGAGAAGGTAAAAGAGATTGCCGGCCAGTATCAAAATGACGATCTGGACTTCCATCAAATCGTTGCGGACATGGCCGGAGTAACTCGCACTCACGCCAAGACGATTAACTTGGGCATCATGTACGGCATGGGCATTGGCAAGCTGGCAGCAACCTTGGGCGACATACCTTTCCAAGAGGCGAAAGAACTCCGCAACGAATACGACGAGAAAGTGCCGTTTATCCGGGCGCTGGCATCCTCTGTAATGGACGCCGCTTCAAAGCGTTCTGAACTAAGGACTTTGTTGGGACGTAAGTGCCGCTTCCCCATGCGTGAGTTGAGGGGCTACTCCAAGGAATACAAGAAGCCTATCCATGCGGAGAAGCTCGAAGAGCGTTGGGCGGATGTTCTCAATACTCCTGTTGAGGAGAGAGATAAGAACTGGGCCAGCATGAACCCGGAGCGGTATCAGGTGGCCTTTGTATACAAGGCCCTCAATCGCTTGATCCAGGCTTCGGCGGCAGACCAGACCAAGCAAGCGATGAAGGACTGCATGGACCATGGACACTGGCCCATGCTTACGGTTCATGACGAGCTCTGCTTCTCAATAGAGAGCGATGAACAGGTGGCCGAGATCAAGGGTTTGATGGAGAACTGTGCGCCGGGTCTATCCATACCGTCTAGGGTAGACGTAGGGTTGGGCGAGAACTGGGGTTCGGCTAAATAACCTAAAAGTTGACTTTCCCTTGAACGCCAAACGTTGTGTCATTGGGACGCCCCTCATTTATGCCTCGAGAGCCGTATAAGGAAACGTTTCCTCCGCTTAGTACGTTGCCCATGGGAATGTCTACGGATCCAGAGAAAGACCTGTCGGACCTGTTGGGCTCAAAATACTGACCCGTGACGGTTGGGGCGTTGTCTCCGAACATTCCGCGTAGAATCTGTCCTTGGGCACCTATGCCACGGCTCCTATCAGAATTCGTAAAGGT